CCAGGAATCTTGACTTCCCAGCGGTCACCGCCGTACTTAGCTACACGAACGTATTCGTCTGCTTTGCACCAATCACCTTCTGGCCAACTCTTCATGTCATTGCGATTCTTAAACGCTAGCGGGCCCAAGGCAATTACTTTGCCAATCTGAGTGTTCCACTTTTCAGTTTCATTAGAACCAGGTATGTCAATGATGATGCCACCAGCTGATTTCTTTTTAGGTGTACGAATCTGAATCAGAACACGGCTTCCGAAAGGCTGAATGCCAGCATCTACTGCTGGAAAAGCCTCCACCATTGCGTTCTCATAGGTCATTATCAAAGTTTTTCTCCTCGTCTAAAAGGTTTAACAGTACGTTGATTGCTAACTCATAACCAGCAACCACTCCAACACGATACCCGTACTCGAAAGTATCGCGCGTCTGAGGACGCTTCAAGGCTTCAACAGCAAATGACTGCTGTTCTGCCTTAAGGCGATTCAAAAGTTGTGACTCAATGTTCACGCAGGTGTCTTAGGTGTTGAAGGCGTTGATGGTGCAGCAGGCAGAGTCTGACCATCGCACTTTTCGCCCGCAGCCATGCGGTGTTTTTGTTTTACAAATGCACCTGTCATTGGGACTGTGCCTGTTTTTGGTGTATCGCTCATGGTAATTTCCTTAAGGGTTAGGGTTAATGCCGGTACCGGTGCTATACGCAACCTTCTCGCCAGTTGCCATTTCAGCAGCTGCAAGAAGTTTTGCCGTATCGTTATCAGCCGTGTTCATACGCTCGCGGGTTTCCAATTCAGCCGCTGTGCGCTCGTTTTCGGCTTGTTGTTTAAGTTGCTCAGCTTGAGTCTTCTCAAAGTTAGCTTGTTGCTGCGATTGCAGCTTAGCCGCTTCAAGTTGTTGCTGCGACTGCAGCTTAGCAGCTTCAAACTGTTGTTGAGACTGCATTTTCTGCTGGTCCATTTGCAATTTAGCCTGATCAACCTGCATGCGTTGCTGCATTGCTTGGCCTTGTACTTGCGCATTGAGCTGAGCAATCTGCATAGAGTTATCAGGCGGCAGTTGAGGCTTAGGTGCAAACTGTTGAGCTGCTTGATCAATTTGTGCAAGCTCTTGAGCAAAACCGCCAAGCTGTTGCTCAATAAACTTCTGCACTTCTAAAATAATTTTTACTTGGTCTTCTGCTTCTTCAGGTATTAATTCTTGTTGCTGTGCCTTATCAACAGCGTTGTGCGCCTCAACCAAGTAATAGTTAAGTATGTGATCGCGCAAATGCGTTGCAATCGGGTACAAATACGTCTTGGCAATCGCCGGGTTAGAACCAAACAGCGGAGACTTCAGAAACGGAAGATGCGTCATCAAGTGTGCCATGTGGTCTTGCGATGGCAACACGTAAATCGGTCTGCCCATTGCCGCCGCTACGTTTTCACTCACCGGATCCATGTCCTCGCTGCCAGGCAAAGGCTGCAAAACCTCATTTGCAGGCACTTTCATGTTGCGAAGGAACATCTCCTCAACTTTACGCGCATCGTACATCTGCGGCATTGCCGAAGCACGCTGCATGATGGCTTGAGTCTGCGCAAAGCGCTGAGTTTCACTAAAAATTGCAGGGTCGCTGATAGGGATAATGTCCATCGGGCCGTCAAAGTCCGATGGGTCAATCTCCAAACCTTGCGATTGAGCTTCAATATCCTCGGTTGTCAAGTAAGCACTGTTGATGCGGTGCAAAATCTTGAAGCAACGAGCCATTGAGCTATGCAAACGGCTATGAATTGAGCTGAATACAACCATGCCTTGCTCAATAAGAGCCATGGTTGTACCAACTGGCTGATTAGGGTTTTGATCAGACAGCTTTTCAAATGACGTTCGCACAACGCCCTTGCCCGCATCGACCAAGAAGCCTAGAAGTTGGAACAAAGTAGGACTTGGTCCGTTGAACGGAAGAGGCATGGCTAGTTTGCGGACATCGTCAATCAATGCACCGCCTTCCATCTCAACCACTTCAGTCGGTTGGACGTTGAGCGTTTGACCGCCAGGACCGCCTTTAAGCTTGAGCAGCGTAGGTACGTTCTGAATGTGTGCCGAGTCTAGCAAGGCACGCAATGCACCTGTAGCTGCACCGCTAAGACCGCCAATCATGTGGGTTAGTCCGATTGGGTAAGCACCGCGCCAAGGCACAAACGGGAACTCTACAATCCAGTCAAGCTCAATTTGACGGTCATCATCAGGCTCCCAGTTACGGTACAACCCCAAACCTAAGTCAGTTGACTTATCAATGCTTAGGATGTACGGCTCAGGACCATCGCCAAAGTCAAGGTACGTGTAGACTTCATAGATGGTACGCAGACCATCATCGTTGTAGCTTAGGTCTTTACGGCCTTCGATCTTATCGTTAGCCTGGGTTGACTTGCTGAACTCAGGATCATCAGGTGTGCCCAAGTCAACGTCAATATACATGCCTGACTTAACGCGCCTACCATACTCAAACTTGGTGATGTACTGCACATGAGTCTTGCGCTCAGCCGTATAAAAGTTGGTTGCAGCAAACGGCAAGTAGATGTCATCAATTGCAATGAACTCAGAGCAAGGGCGGCGATGCAACGGGTTCCACATGAACTTCATGTATTGCCCACCGCCCAGTGGCAGCTGCGTGCTCAACTGCTCTAGCTCACCGCGAAACTCAACCATCTGCTGAGTCGTCTGCCAGTTCATGAACTCAGCTTACGCTCAGCCTTCTGAATCTTGGACTTGTCACGCTCACCTAAAATCTTGCTCTTGACAGGGCCATTTGGCGGGAACACTTCCTTCATAAAGCGTGCAGAAAAGTCCACGCACGCCTCGACTAGCATTGGGTGAACAACCTTATTGGCACCTGAAAACTGAGCACCACCTGGTGCATCGTCGCCTAAACCAGTTCGGCGCAAACCTTCTTCATACTGTTTGTCACGTTTCTCGCGGGCTTCTTTGTCATTGCCAATCTTTTCCATCAAGTCATTGATGGCAGTCTTGAGCATGTCTTGATCCACTTCGTCAACGATGTTGGCAAAGTGTGCAAGCTTTGTAGCGTGGTCTGTATCGTTTTTCTCACGAATGATTGCGCCGCCATCCTCGGTGTCTTCAACTTCGTTGTCAACGTCTTCGAGTTCTACGGTCTCGCCTTCAGGCAAATCGTCTTGTAGTCTTTTAGTTGCCATCTTTACCTCACATGTACTGGTTAGCTATTGCGTCGATTTGGCCAGGATCGTAAACTGACACACTGCCGCCCTTGGCTTTTTTTACTTTACGTTCTTTTAAGGTTGGAGTTTCATCTGATATTCTGTATTTAACAACAGAAGGATCTTTTATTAAAAGATTGCTAGACATCAGATCATTAGGTCCAATGTCCATATCGTAAATGCTTGAAAGTTTATAAGAACCTTCGCCTGGGTCTATGATGTTTTTAACTAGAATGCTTTTAATTTCAGGGTCTCTAAGAGCATCTGCAAAGTTATCTCTTAGAACATAATTACCCATTGGCGATAACTTACCTGTTTGTGAGAAATATCTATCCCAACGTTCCCCTTGAGCATCAAATATTGCACCTGGTTTTTGCGTTAGCTCTAAAGGAATCATTACCGAGTTAGGCGTTGTTGCGTATGAAGCCGCAGTTAGTGGGTTTGAAGCTGCCCAAGCGTTATTCCTACGCATATTCTTTTGGTTAGACAAGGCACCTGATGGTCTTTGTGCAGCAACAAGAGAGTCTAAGCTTGAAAGAGGTTCACGAGAATTAAGATATTCTTTTGTGATGTCATCAATATATTTTGGAGAATCTTCTCCACCTTTAACCATTGATGCCATACCTCTATAAAAACGCGTGGGGTATTCATCCAAATTTTCAGGCTTATGAATACGTTGATCACTAAGTTCTTTTAACCTTAGCATTCGATTGCGGACTTCTTCTAAAGCAGCTTTGATTACGCCACCTTTTTGCATGCGAACTGGTCCACCTTTTGCAAACTTTTTGGACTTTAATACTTCCATTGCCGGTCTTTCTAACTGGCGAAACAACTCAATATCTGTTACTTCACTACTTGGTGTGAGTTGTTTACCTCCTAGTTGCAGCTCATGCCTACCGATGCCTTGACCTGCACGATAACGCATCAAGGCTAATGGTGCAGCATCTTCCAACAAAGAACCAAGATCTCCACCATAGTCAAAATACTCACGTAAAATAGGGTCGTCTTGTATAGACTTAAAAGAACCTTTGCCGCCGGCTCGCTGCAATTCAAATCGTGCTGCATCTAAAGTGCGAGGATCAAATACTTTGGTTGGGTCTTGAGTTTCAAAAAAGTTATACGATGTTGAGCGTCTAGTTCCGTCCCTGGTTGGTGGAACTGCAATTAACGTCCTAAGATTACGGTTTGCTTTTGATGGGTATTCTGTAGAATAAAACTGAAAGTCTTTAGGGCTTGGAGCTGTTTCAAAAATAGAATAAGCTTGACCAGGGTGTGTATGAAAATCAACTATTGCAGACGACCCTGGTGCACGCTTTGCAGCACGAAGGTCAAATGTGTTTGGCAATACAGAAGAGTCTGTGCCTTTTGTAATGACTGACTCACCACCCTCATCAGCTAAACCTATGACAGAATGTTCTTTGCCTGTCCGCATAGTACGAAGTAATGCTTCACGAATCTGATTAGCTTGCTCAGGAGCTTCACGCTTGATCAGGTCTCTAAACTTTTTAAGAGCAGATAAGCTACCAGCTTCTGCATCACTTGCGTCTAAACCAATCAGTGCAGCACCGGCTTTGCGAGCAATCTTGCCACCAGGTATCAGCATCAAACCTGCATCAAAAGCACTTTGAGGAATCAGCATCTCTCCTACAAACTGTACTGCCTCAGCAAGTGCTGCCTTGCTTTTTTCAGAGCTAGGCGTTGCTCGTTGTTTGCGATAACGTGGAGCAACAAACGTGTCTAAGGTATCTTCAACTTCACCGCCTTTGGCATAACCAGTTGGCTCATCAAAGCTGTTCATGATCTCATCAATTTCGTCAGGATCGTAGACTGACACGCTGCCGCCTGCTGCAAAGCCTGCGGGTTTGCCTGAGTTAGGGTCAACAAATTCTTTGAATTGACTAGGTGACATAAACCTGTTTGCTTCAGGGTTCATATCAATGGCTTTATTGAACATAGCTGGTCGATCACTCGGTGAGACGTGACCTAAAACATCAAGCATCCCGGTCTGTACAGAATTAGGATCTTGTAGGTCGACAATGTC